TGAAAAGAATAGAAAGACACAAACAACAATTAACTATGTTTTAAAAGTTATGTTATTTATAGAATTAAAAAAAATAAAGATGAATAAAATACCTGAATATTATATTGGAAAAACATATAAAATTGAAGCACGTAAAGTTGTTGAGGATTATGATCTAACTTATAATATAGGAACAGCAGTTACTTATTTGTTACGTGCAAGGCGTAAACACAAATCACCAGTAGAATGTATAAAAAAAGCAATAACCCATTTAGAATTTGAACTAGATAAAATAAAAAATGACACTATATAAATGTGAATGTGGTAAGCAGGAAAAAGAAATAAACAAAGTAACTATTGTTTTAAGAAGTGGTAAATGGGTTGCAAAAGAGGCATTATGTGAATGTGGTAAATATATGGATAGTGAACCTGCTGAAGGTATGCCTGAAATAAAAAGAACTGAAGCATCATTAAGTAGAAAAAAAAGAGGTGATAAATTATGGGAATCAGCAAAAGAAAAATTAGTTGGTGAACGTGGCATAAATGAAAACTTTTAAATAAAAACAATAAAATTCTATAATATATTATGAAAGTAAAAATAAACTCTATACAATCTAATTTAAAAAATCCACGTATTATAAAGGATCATAAGTTTAAAAAATTAGTAAAGTCAATAAAAGAATTTCCTGAAATGTTAGAATTAAGACCTATTGTTGTTGATGAAAACAATTTAATACTAGGTGGTAACATGAGACATAAAGCTTGTATTGAAGCAGGATTAAAAGAAGTACATATAAAAGTTGCGAAAGGTTTAACTGTGGAACAAAAACAAGAATTTATAATAAAAGACAATGTGGGTTTTGGTGAGTGGGAATGGGATATTTTAGGCAATGAATGGAATAGTGTTCAACTTTCTGAATGGGGTTTAGATGTATGGCAGAATGAAGATGATATTGAAACAAGTGATAATTTTATTTTACCTGATGGTGATAAAACATCATATCAACAACAAACATATACTTTATCTGATGAACAAGCTGATAAAATAAAAATTGCTTTACAGAAAATAAAACAAACAGAAGAGTATAAATATGTTGAAACATTTGGAAATGAAAACAGTAATGGAAATGCTTTATATTTAATTATTAATCAATGGGAAGAGCAAAAGAAATAATTGTAAAAGTTATAAAAAGTAAAATAGCAAATACATTTATTAAAAAAAATCACTACTCAAAAAAAGTAGTCAATAATAGTAGTTTACATTTTGGTTGTTTTTTAGACAAACAATTGCATGGTGTTATGAGTTATGGTTCACCATTAGATAAAAGGAAAATATTACCCATTGTAAAAAATACTAAATGGAATGAGATGTTAGAGTTAAATAGAATGGCTTTTGATGAGTTTCTGCCAAAATATAGCGAAAGTAGATGTATTGCAATTAGTATTAAATTAATAAAAAAAAATGCACCCCATATAAAATGGATATTATCATTTAGTGATGGAACACAATGCGGAGATGGCACAATTTATAGAGCTAGTGGTTTTGAATTAATAGGAATAAAAAAAAATTATAATTTATGTTTATTGCCGAATGGTAAAACAATTCACAAAATGACTCTTGAAAGCAACCCTAATGCACTAAGAAAAGAATTGAATAACACCTCATATTATGATTTGACTAATGGTAAATATGATTTTAAAAAGTATGTTGAAAAAACAAATGCTAAAATTTTAGAAGGTTATCAATTAAAATATATATATTTTGTAAATAAAAAAAATAAAAAAAATTTAACACTACCAATAATACCATTCAGTGAAATAGATAAGCAAGGGGCTGGAATGTATAAAGGTAAAAAAATAACATTAAAAGAAAGACAAAATAAGCGTGATTAGCATATACAGTAATGCGTTGGCAATCCATGTCAAAGAAGGAGTGCAATTCTACCATCACGCTCAAAATATAAATTATGGACAAAAGTAGACATATAAAAAAAGAAACAATATTAAAAGCATTAGAAAACAGTTTAGGTGTTGTAACAGTAGCATGTAAACAAGCAGATATACCACGAAGCACATATTATAAATGGTTAAAAGAAGATGAAGAATTTGCAAAAGCAGTTAAAGAAATAGAAAATATTGCATTAGATTTTGCAGAAAGTCAATTACATACACAAATGAAAGATGGAAGCACATCAGCTACAATATTTTATTTAAAAACAAAAGGTAAAAAACGTGGTTATGTAGAACGTAGTGAATTAGATGTAACTTCAAATAATGAAAGGATTAAAATTAATGTAAACCTTGAAGATTAAAGAAATCAATGCTGAATTTACTAAAACACAAAAAGAGTGTTTAAAATACTTATTTGATACAAAAACAAAAGAAGTATTATTTGGTGGCGCAGCAGGTGGTGGTAAATCATGGGTGGGTGTTAGTTATTTAATATTGATGGCTTTGCAATACCCAAAGACTAGATATTTAATGGGGCGTTCAAAACTAGATGCCCTCAAAAAAACAACACTAAATACTTTTTTCGAAGTTTGCACATTGTGGAATTTAAAAGCAAACAATGATTATAATTTTAATGGTTCAAGTAATATTATAACATTTTACAATGGTAGTGAGATAATATTGAAAGATTTGTTTTTGTACCCATCAGATCGAAATTTTGATAGTTTAGGTTCATTAGAAATTACAGGAGCTTTTATAGATGAAGCAAATCAAATAACAGAAAAAGCAAAAAATGTAGTTGCATCAAGATTAAGATATAAATTAGATCAATTTAATTTAATTCCTAAAATGTTAATGACTTGCAACCCTGCAAAGAATTGGGTTTATTCTGAATATTATAGACCTGCAAAAAACAATACAATAAAACCATATAGAAAATTTATACAAAGTTTAGTTGGTGATAATACTTATATTTCAAAACATTATGAAAAACAATTAACTGAATTAGATGAATTAAGCAAACAAAGGTTACTCTTTGGAAATTGGGAATATGATGCAACAAATGATAGTTTAATAGAATATAATGCAATAATCAATTTATTTAATCAACAAGGAAAAGAAGGTGAAAAATATATAACTTGTGATGTAGCACGTTTTGGAAGTGATAAAACGGTTATAATGCTTTGGCATGGGTTACATATTAAAAATATTAGAACGTTGCTTAAAACGTCTGTAAATGAGGTTGTGGACACCGTTAGGCAAATGCAACAAAACCATCAAGTAAATTTAAGAAACATAATCGTGGACACTGATGGCGTGGGGGGTGGTGTTAAAGACTATTTAAGATGCCAGTCATTTCACAATGGTGCAAGACCAATAAAAGGGGAGAACTATCAAAACTTAAAAACTCAATGCTATTATAAATTAGCGGATTTAATAAACAAAGCACAGATAGGAATAACTTGTAATGATATAAATATTAAAAATTATATTATTGAAGAACTTGAACAGGTAAGAACAAAAGATGCAGACAAAGATAATAAGCTACAAATAATTCCAAAAGAAAATGTTAAATCTATTTTAGGTAGGTCACCAGATTATGCAGATGCTTTATGCATGAGAATGTTTTATGTAATAGATAATAATTTTGGTAAATATTATGTGCAATAAAAAAAGCAACAACATTAAATGCTATTGCCTTTTTTACCATTGTTATCAACTAAACCTTTTTTTATGTGCGGCAAATATAACACAATAAACTAAATACGCAAATTTTCTATTATATAAATATATGCAAGTAAAAATAAAAAAAGAAGGCAAAACAAAAAACTATAATATAGTTGATAGTTGGGAGGATGTAACACTTGAAAAGTTCATGCAACTCAATATGGAAGAAGATGTTTCCAAAACAAAAGAGGTTGAACAAACAATTGCATTGTTATCTGATTTGCCACAAAAACTTATTAAAGAATTATCATTACGTGATGTAATAAACATATTTGAAAAGTTAGCAGAATTACAAGTACAAGAAAATGAAATGCTAACAACTACATTAACTATTGATGGTGTTGAATATGGAATGCACCCTGATCTTTCAGAAATAACTTTGGGTGAGTATGCAGACATAGAAACTTATGTTAAGATGGGGCTTCAAAAACATTTGCCTGAAATAATGGCAATTTTATTTAGACCTATTGTAGAAAAAGAAGGTGATGTTTATACAATTGAAGCATATAATGGAGATATAAAAATACGAGCCGAAAAAATGAAGCAAATGAATGCAGAACAAGTACAAAAAGTACTGGTTTTTTTTTGGACTTTCGTAAGACTATTGTTAGTGATTTTGCCATTGTCTTTGATCAAGAGCAATCAGAAGAACAACAAGAAAGAATAATTGAGCAGGGGTTTGGTGAAAAGTGGGGTTGGTTTGGAATAATGCATAGATTGACAAACCAAGATATAAGTAAATTAGAAAATATAACTAAATTGAATTTATTAGAATGTTTAACATGGTTAAGTTACGAAACAGAATTGAATCAACAAAACAAATTAAAATATGACAGTAATAAACAAATCGTATAACAACGTAACAAACTTTCTTTGCAGGTTGGGTGAGTATCATAAACAAATATCAACTGTTTCTGTTGGTGATATATTTGATATAAATCTTGAAAAGATGCAGAAGTTGCCATTGATGCATATAAATCCAACAAATGTTACAACAGGTGATAGTGAATTGATTTATAATTTTCAAATCTTTATTTGTGATCTAGTAAGTGAAAGTAATGTTGAAACAAAACAACAAGCTGATTTAACAAAGTTAATTCAACATGATAACAATGAGCAGGAAGTATGGAATCAAACATTAGCAATTGCAACAGATATTATAGGTATGTTAAGACATAGCACAAGACAATCATTGGCAGGTGTTAATGATATTAATTTTCCTTTGTACTTTACAGAAGAACAATTTACATTAGAACCATTTCAAGAAAGGTTTGACAATATGCTTTGTGGTTGGGTGTTTAGTGTGGGTGTAAAAGTAATAAATGATTTTGATACTTGTGATATACCAGTTGATAATTTAGGTGCAGGATATTAATGAAATTTAAAATAGGTAAATATAAAATAGAAATAGGTTTTTTTAAAATAACAATACGATTATGAATTATGAAGATGTACTAGAAAAATTAGAGGCAATAAGTGTCAAGTTTGAAACTTATGATGATTACCCACAAGCAGCAGTTAATAATGCTAAAAGAGCAATCAAGTACAAAAAAGAAAAAGGAACTTCTTGTGGAACTACCATAGGGTGGCGCAGAGCATCACAAATCGCATCCAAAAGTAAGATTAGTAGAGAAACAATTGCTAGGATCGCTAGCTTCAAAAGACATCAACAAAACAAAGATGTGCCATATGGTGAAGGTTGTGGCGGCATAATGTGGGATGCATGGGGTGGTTCAGCAATGATTGAGTGGGCAATAAAGAAACTTAAACAAATAGACAAAGAAAAACTTGCAAAGGTAGGTAAAAGAGGCGGTATTGTAAAAAGCCCAAAAGCACCAAAGAGTAAAACTAAAAACCCAAATCCAAAAGGTAAAGGTACAGCAAGAGGAAGTGCAAAAACATCAAGAGGTGCAAAGGTATCACAAGCAGATTTAAAAAAGCTACAAAAAAAATCTGATGATTTTAATGAAAGATATAAAAAGAAACTAGGTTATGGTGTTACAGTTGGACAATTGAAAGCGGTATTTCAAAGAGGGCTTGGGGCTTTTAATACATCACATTCACCTAAAGTTAAATCACCAACAGCTTGGGCTATGGCTAGAGTTAATGCTTATTTATATTTAGTTAAAAACGGCAGACCACAAAACAAAAAATATACAACAGATTATGATCTGTTACCAAAGAAACACCCAAAAAGTAAAAAGAAATAATAAATAAATAATAATAATAATATGGCAGATTTAGTAACAACAATTTCAGAGTCAGTAACACTTAATGGTGCAGTTAGGGGTACGACAAATACAGTAACAACAACAGGTATTGTTGATGTGTTTGAACGTATATTAACTTGTGCGCATTCTAATACAACAACTTTATGTGTATTTGCAACATCACCTCACACATCAGCAGGAGCATTAGATGTTGAAAATGTTGCTTATGCAAGAGTATCAAACTTAAGTACAACAGATGCAATTCATTTAGCAATAGTAGGTTTAACAGATAGTTATACAATAAAAATTAGACCAGGTGGATCACACGTATTATATAATGGTGAAGATGTAATGCGAGGTGAAACAGATACATCACCTGAATTTGAAAATTTAGAGGACATAGCATCTTTTCAAGTTAGACCATTAGGTGCGTCAGATTGTCAAGTTGAAGTTTTTGTTGGATTGACATAATGAAAACAAAAAATCTAAAAAGGTATCTTGAAAGTTTTGGTGCTAATGTTGTAAAAGAGGCAAAAGGAGTTTTATCTTCTGTTAAAGGAAATACAGCATTAGGCAATTCAATTAGAGTTCAAGTTGATGAAGAAGAAACAGGGGTATCTGTTAAATTTTTTATGCTTGATTATGGTACTTATTTAGATAAAGGTGTTTCAGGTAATAATGTCACAAGATCATTTACCAACTATAAATTAGTAAGTGAAACATCACCTTATAAATATACAACAAAACAACCACCGCCTGATATATTGTCAAGGTGGGTAAAAAAGAAAGGCATAAAACCAAAAGGTTTAGGAAGGGGGCGTGATATTAAGACAGGTCAATTTATTTCAAATTTGGCTTTTATAATTGGTAAAAAAATCAAAGCACGTGGTATTCCTAGTATTAGTTTTTTTCAAGAACCATTGGGTAATAACTATGCATTATTAAAAGAACAATTGTTAACTGAATTTAAAGAAGATGTTCAGGTTTATTTGACAACATTTACAAAAAATTAATATGGCTAATTCAATAATAGAACAAGAACCAAAATTTAAAACATTACCAGTAGGGCAAGAAATAGTATTTGTTGTTTCTAATGATACAGCAGTTGCAAACGAAACTAAAGTAAAGTTTATTGCAGAAGTTCATATTGGTACATCAATACCTAATCCATCAACAAATACTAATTTGATAGCAACATTTAAAACAACACCTAACAATGCAGGAGTTGGCATATTTGATTTTAGAAACATAGTAGAAAACTTTGTTAGTTCAGATAATATAGGTGGTGTTAATAGTAAATACAAAGATGAAGTTACATCAGATACTTTTACTTTTCCTATTCATTTAGTAGATAAATTTTCTTTATGTGATAATTCCTTTAGATATTTAGTTATACAATTTAAAGTTGAATATTTAGGTGCAGATACAGCACAACCTAATATTGTAAGCGTTGCTTCAGGAACAGCAGCTAATAGTGATGTATATAGGTTGTTTAATGGATATTTAAAAAGAACAGATATTTTAACTTCTGATCTAAATAGTAATAACTTTGGTTTTGATTTACAAGATTTTGAAGCAGTTGCAACATTTCCAACTATTAACACAAGAAGTTTTTTGACTAATGCGCCAACACAATTATATGCTAATTTAGAAGACTATGGAACCATTGGAATATTACAAACAAGTTCTACATTATGGGATAATGCAAGAGATGTTAAGTTTACTTACTATTC